TTTTTTACTTCATCCACGTAGGAGTTGGTTTCTTTTTTTTCTGGCTGGCCGATTGTGACGTCCTCGCCTTCGTAGACTAAATCTGGGTTGCCTGATCGGTAACCTGAAATATCATTGAGACCAACGCCGTACTGTTTGGCGACGGCCCCGAGTGTATCCCCTTTTTTAATTTTATATGTCTGTGCCATGGTTTATTTTTTTGTGAGCTCTCCCTTGCTCTTAGCTGATAAATCTTTGACTCCTATTAACTTTTCCAGGTCCTCGATGCTCTTGTATGCCCCTTGGAGTTGAGACATCTTTTCAAGATACTCGGTTCGTCTGGCTTCTACTTTTTTGATGGTGTTCTCGCAGAGTAATGCTTGCTTTTTTGCGAGTTCGAACTCAGCACTGTACTTGTCTTTCTTGGCTTTCAAATCTTTGGCATCCAGTATTTTTTTAATTGAGTTCTTCATGATGTCTTCATTATACAATATCTTTTTATTTTTTGACATAGTGGGTTGTGGATTAGTTGAATAAAACGACCATGAAATAAAATTGGAAGGATGCCGCGGTTCCGTCCTCATCATATGTGGTGACCTTGAAGCTGTTACTTAATCTCGATGACACTTTTATGCTTGGTGCTCCGCCTCCGCTCGCCGCATATGGCAGGGCCAGGACCAGGTAGTCCGTATGACCCATATTGTGAGTGATGGTATAGACTCCGGTTGTGGTCTCTTCTGAGTCCCAGACTAGAGCATCCGTTCCGCCGTTTGTTATCACTCCGCTCGATGAACAGATTCCCGCCATGTCGGCATAGAGTCCGTTGTTTAATTTAAGCTTGCCGAAGACCTGGACGTCGTGATCATAATCATCAACATTTCCAATGCAGGAGATGTCGGCGGTTAGAAGTAGTCTTTGGCTTTCGGTGGTTCCGATGTTTAAGCCGATAGCTCCAGTTGCCCCAGCACCAATGTATACAGCATTATCATCTGATTCGGTGGCATCTATTACTATTGACTGCAATGTGTAGGCTCCGTCTCCGTCGTCGTATGTTTTGCTTGAGGCAAATATTCCTCCGATTCTTGTGGCAGAGCTATTATACCAGTCCCAGCCTTGAGAGTATCCTCTGGCTCGGAGCGTACTGCCTGAGTAGATATTGATTTCGTTTGAGGACCCTGACAGCTCTACACGTGTGCCCGAGCTCGCGGTCCTGATCGTTCCTCCAGTAATTGTCAGACCGTTAATTGCTCCGGCGGTTACCGTTCCTAGGTTGGCTGTGATGGCAGATAAGGTTCCGACGTTCATCTTGGTGGCATCAATTTGTCCAGCTTGAATGTTTGAAGCCACGACGGAGTTGGCCGCAAGCTTGCCTGCGATGACTGCTCCCGCGGCGATCTTGGCCGCCTCAATTGCATTGTTGCTTATCTTCACTGTTGTGATAGCACTGGCCGCGATGACGTCTCCTTGAATAGCATTGACCGCTATCTTCGCATTCGTGACTGCTCCGGCCGCGATGTTGAGTTCATTCACTAGATCCTCGTACGCCAAATCTCCCAGCCCGGTTATGGCTATGGTGGCCGCTTCCAGGGCCGCTCCGTCGGTTGACGATAGTTCGGCCAGGCTTGTCGGTGCGTCTACAATTTCCTCCCAGATGACAGCTTCAGGAAGTGGTGTTTCCTTTATTTCTTCCGGCTCGTATATTTTTCTGTCTTCTGTTTTTGTTGCCATGGTTTTTATACGGTGTCGTTAAATGTAAAGCCAATGTGTGCACTGTCCACTTCTGGCCCGGTGTTTCCGCTTGGGTATAGTTCGATGCGGATTCTGACTTTCTCTCCTTGTCCTTCGAGGTTGAATATTCCTTTGTTTTCTCCAGCCACGTTTATGGCATCGCGAGTGTCGCTCATGGTGGTTGGTACCCAGCCTGCGGCATCATCGGCGGCCGCTTCTTCAGCGGTCACTCGAGTTGTCTTGTAGCGGAGTTTGACTGAACAGCCTGTTGGCAATGGTTCTGATAGTAATATCTTAACTTGTCGCACGAACTTTTCCATATTGCTTTTACCCATGTTGAGACTCAGTGATTCGTAGACAGCGCTTGCCTTCACAGTTTGGTCCGTGATGTCTATGCCGTAGGTAGTTCCATCCTTCCAGCTCACATAGATATCCGTTCCGTCAGCGGCCAGGGCTCCTATTTCGGTCCCGGTCATCTTGCCGTGGCTTGGGATGTATTCGAGATTTAGAGCTCTAGGGTCATTCAAATCTAGCCGTCCTAGGCTGTACACGCCGTTCTTGGTGCCTCCATTCATGCCGATGTGGGTGATTGTGTTGTATTCGGCTACAGCTCCAGGATAGGCGGTGTCAGTGTCAGGGATGAAGGTTAGGGGTACAGTGTCGCCGAAGTTCCAGTATTTCAGTTTGCCTGATCCGCCGACTTGAGCCATGACTCCTGCTTCGAGGAAGCCCATTGCGTTTACTCCGTCTCCCTGTGCACTCTTCTTGGTATTCCAGCTGTCGGCCAAGCGGTCCCAGGTGATGAAGTATCCTTCTGGCAAGGTGCCATTCTTTGAGCCCACGATCACTCGGTCGTTTCGGTCGAGCAAGGCTTTGGCTTTGATGCCGGTTGGCATACGCAAAGCGGTGGCCGCGAAGGCGTCGGCGTAATCGTATTCAGCCAGGACGTCTCCGTCGGCTATGATAACCACACCGATGGCTACGCGCATAGTGTGGAAGTCTCCCGCGATTCCGTTTGTAAAAGTTCCCGCATCGCTGACGTTACCTGTCCAGGTTCCGCCGGCGTTTGCGAGGGTTATTTTTCGTAGTTTGGTTTGAGTGGCATATAAAATATAGGAGCCTGATGTGCTTTTGAATTCGCATGCACCGGATATCCTGCCTCCTGCATCGGTGTAGACTAGGGCCCAGGTGCCGGATGTCTTGCGGTATACCTTTCCAGTATCTCCGAAGCCGTACATCTTTCCGTCTGAGCCTTTGAACATGGTGAGCACAAGGTCGGTGACGGTTGTACTGCTGTCCTTCTTCAGGGCCTGGTTACACTTTAGGGTATTGTTTTCCCTGATGTTGAGTCCGTAGCCGAATGCGAAGGAGCCCTTCACTCCTTTCGAAGCTAAGGGCGAGATGCCTCCGTTGAAATTGTCTATCGATAATATGTCGAGGTCATCCATATGATTTTTTGATTATCCCCAGCGTGAGGATTTAGCGGTACCACCTTCTCCTTGCGGACCTTCGACTTCGGTCTGCACTTTAATTTGAGCTAGTAGTCCGATGGCTGGGTCAAGTACTTCCAATAGTTCTGCTTTCGCTTCAGCGTATTTCTTGGCCTTTCTTAAGCATGAGGCTAGGGCGATGCGGACGATCGCTTCGTCAAATTCTTCTGGGGTTATTGGTTCGTCGGCATCCAGCATGTCTGCTAGATTCTTCCAGCCCTTGAGGCCGTAGAGTGACATTGTCTTGCCGTCGGTTGGTATTGGGTATAGGAAGTATTCGCCGTCGTGATTCGTGAAGCATGGGTCTGGGTTCTCTTCCTGTTTCCTTTCCTGGAACTGTTGCCAGTTTACACGTCTTCGGCCAGCTTGACCGATAGGGTAGTTTTCGTCTTCTACGTCCACCTGGTAGATAGAGTTTGGTTTGAAGCGCACGACTCCGCCTGGGTAGTCGTAGTATTCTCTTTGGTCTACGGTCTCCTTGGTTAAGGCGAGCTCTAGGAATGGCCAGCGGTAGAAGTTACACACGGTCTTTCCGGCGGCATCAAGCCACGCGGTTTTCATCGCGGTGGTCCAGAAGCCACTCACACTCGCGGCACTGATTCTATCATTCAAGTCTTGTAATAATTCGGCTTTAGTCATGTGGATATTTTATATTATAATCGTCCTCGTCACCATGGGCTGGGTACTTGTTTCGCCAGAATGGAGCCGATACTTTTGCCGTAATTCTAGCAATGACGGCCATGAGCTTTCCTGTGACTTTGCTCATTGCCGCGGTCGCTGTTACTGCCGCGTTTAGCACTATTGCCCGACTGACAATGAGTGTCGCTGTGACGGTTGCGGTGGCTGATAATAATTTGATGATGGACCTGTATGATGTGGCTGTCGCGGTTGTGACGGTAGTTAGTATCTTATTGGTTACTCTTGGCAGGTCGACGGTGATCGTCGCGATGACTCCTATTGTCTTGGCCACGGCTTTTGTTACGGTTGCGGTGATGTTTGCGGTGTCAGCGAGTGTCCTTCTGGCTGTCACTACTCTCGCGAGTGTACCGGTTATTGTCGATGTGACGGAAGCGGTTTTGTTTACCAATTTGATGACTGATGATGTGACTGTGGCCAGGGCATCTATCGCTACGAGGAATACTCTGATGGCTATAAGCTCAGCACTCACAGCAATGCTTGAGCTTAGTATCTTTCCTACCTGCTTCTGTACGTTTGAGGTGATGTTTGAGGTGGCACTACATTCTTGGTCCGGGGTTGACTGGCCAGTCAGAATGTACCCTCCGTCCTGTTGGAGTAGTGCACTTCCGTCTTGCTGTATGATTTTATAGAATGTAGACATGTTTTTTGTTATATGCTTGCGGTGAATGTTGCGTATAGATCACCATTTCCTACCATCGTTGACGTCGCTACAATTATATTATTTGCGTTAATATATATTCCGAATCCTGATACCACTCCATACGTACAGAGAGAATGTGGAACAGTTAAACCTATCACTGTAAATGGTATAGTGTAGTTTTCCACGGTCCTATCTCCACTTCCTTTTACCAATGTATTGTGAAGGTATATAAAGATTTGGTCATTTATTATTTTGTATCCAGTTATTGCCTGGGTAGTATTACTTGTTGGGTCTGTCGTCCCTCCAGAATATGTCACTGTCGGAGTAAAGGATAGTTTTCTTGTTTCGTAAATTGGTCTATGTATAAGATTTTTTGACGTGAAGGTTGGCACGCTCCAGGTGTATCCCGCTCCAGCTGATAGGATGGCCGCAAATCTTCCGACGTTCACTACACTGTCGGTTGGTGTTTGGGTGAAGCCTCCATTGTATTGAAGATATCTTTCACTTTCTCCGGTTGTCGAACCGTCAGATATTAACCTGTACGTTGGAAGCCTAGCAAATGCAATTGCGACAGCACTTTCTACTGTTGACCAGTGAAGATATACGAAGTAGTCTACCTCTTTTGTCGCTAGTTCGGCACTTCCTGCATTGAATCGGTTTGCTCCAGTGTTGGCCTGAACCTTACA